ACGTCAGACACCACGTCGCAGATAGGGCTGGACATTGCTGGAACCGTCGCCAACGACCCGTTCCGCGTGTGGGGCGGGAATAGCGCCAGCAGCATCAACAGCCCACCGTTCAACCAGTGGTCAAACTTCGCCGGCGTCTTCGCTAGCACAACGAGCCGCACCGCCTACCTGAACGGCATTGCAGGGACCGCGGACACTGGATCTGGCTCGACCAACTTACTGAACACGCGCTTCGACATCGGCGCGCAGTTCCGCTCTGACTACGGCAGCGGAGTCAACTTCATGTCGGGCCGCATTGCGTCAGTAGCAGTGTGGGCTGACGAACTGCTGCCGGCGGAAATGAAGATGCTTGCGGCTGGCGTAAACCCGCGCAGGATCAGGCCGCAGACGCTGCGGTTCCTGTGGGAGTTCGACGGCCAGATGAACGTGGCCAACAAGGCGCCGATGTTTCGTGCGCCGGCGCCACTTGTCGCCGCCAACTCGCCGAACGCCGCGCCAGGGCCTGTATATGAGCGGCCTACTGCTCGTATTTGGGTTCCGCTGAGTGCGGTCGCATCGTCAGATGTCACCGTTGCCATCACCGGCCAGGCAGTTGCTGCCACTGCCGGCGCGCTGGCCCCCAGCGCGACAGTCGCCGCCTCCGGGCAGGCGGCCACGGCCAGCGCCGGCACTCTGATCGCAACGGCTGCAGTTGCACTCAGCGGCCAGGCAGCTGCCGCCAGCGCTGGCACGATGTCACCGAGCCGTGCCGTCGCCGCCTCCGGCCAAGCGGTGACCGCCAGCGCAGGAACGCTCGCCCCCAGCGCCAACGTCCCGCTCTCAGGCCAAGCCGCAACGGCGAGCGCCGGCACCGTCACATACGCCGCCGATGGCAATGTCACCGTGTCTCTCACCGGTCAGGCTGTGACGGCCAGCGCCGGCACCCTGGCGGTGTTGCGCAGCACGGCGCTGTCCGGCGCTGCGATGGCCGCCAGCGCCGGAACCGCAGTGCCGGGTATCGGCATCGCCGCGTCTGGCTCGCAGGTCACGACGGCGGCTGGCACGTTGGCACTCGGCATCGCCGTGCCTCTGTCCGGCGCCGCTGCCGCCGCAGCGGCCGGCACGCTCACCTACTCGGCGGCCGGCAATGTCACGGTCGCACTCACCGGCACAGCTGTCACCGCGCACGCCGGCACGCTGGTGTTCGAGCTCGAGGGGCCGCTCGTCAACAGCGCGCCGCCGCTGGGCGGCCGGCTTGAAACCGACACCCGCGCCGCCCGCCTGTCCGGCACCCGCGTCGCCCGCACGCAATCGAGGACGCGATGACCCTAAAGCTCATCACCGGCCCTGCGGAGTCGATCACGACCGCAGAGGCCAAGCTGCACCTGCGCGTCGACCACAGCGCCGACGACGACCTGATCGACGTGCTGATTACCGCCGCGCGTGAGGACTGCGAGCACCAACTGGGCCGCGGCATCGGCAGTCAGACCTGGCGCCGCACGCTCGACGCTTTCCCGGCTGGCGCCATCGAACTCGGCATGCCGCCCGTGGCCAGCATCACCAGCGTGCAATACGTCGACACCGCGGGCGACACGCAGACGCTGGACAGTTCCCTGTACGTGCTGGACAACGCAAGCGCCGACGAGGCGTGGCTGCATCCGGCCGAGGACACCGACTGGCCCGACACGCTGGACACCGCCAACGCCGTGACCGTCACCTTCGTGTGCGGCCTTACCACCGTGCCGCCCACCCTCAACGCCTGGATGCTGCTGCGCATCGGCACGCTGTACCAGCACCGCGCCGAGTTCGTGGCCGGGCAGAGCGTGGCCGCACTACCGCACGACTTCAGCGCCCGGCTGCTTGACCGCTATCGCGTGCCCAGCATCTGATCATGCCGCTCAACCCCGGCCGCCTCAACCGGCGCGTCACCTTCCTGCAGCGCAGCGCATCGCAAGATGGCGCCGGGCAGCCCGTGGAAACCTGGACCACCTACGCCACGCGCTGGGCCGATGTGCGCAGCCCCAGCGGCAGCGCCGCGGCCGAACAGCTGGCCGCCGACCGCGAGACCAGCACCGTCGCCTACAGCGTGCGCCTGCGCTACTGCACCGACATCACCAACGCCATGCGCGCGCAGATCGACGGCATCACCATGGACATTGCCCAGGTCATCCCCGACCGCGCCGGACGCGAGCACACCGACGTGGTCTGCGTCGCAGGAGCCGTGTGATGGCCCGCAGCCGCACTGTGCGCCTGTTTGCGCCCGACACCAAAGCCGGCGCCGCCATGACCGGGTCTCTGGTGGGCGCCCTGCAGCAGTTGCGCGACGACGTGCAGACCAAGGCCTTGCGATCGGCCGTGTACGCCGGCGCCAAGCTGCTGGCCGACGAGCTCGAGGCGCGCGTGCCCGTGGACGGTGGCACCCTCAAGGGCGCGGTGTACACCTGGCACGACGACAAGCGCAGCACCGGCGGGCGCCAGCTCTACGTGGTGGGCGTCAACAAGCGGCAGGCGCCGCACTGGTTCGTGGTCGAATACGGTCACTGGCGCGTCAACGTCGTCGTGCGTGGCCCGAACGGCCGCGTCATCGCCACCAAGGACCGGCTGCCCACCCCCGTGTGGGTGCCTGCGCGCCCCTACCTGCGCCCCACGGCCGACCGCATGGCCGACGCCGTGCGCGCCATGCAGGCGCGCCTGGCAGAGCGCCTGCGCGAACTGCGCTCAGACCCGTCCGCCGTTGCCACAGCGGAGGCCGTCGTATGACCATCGAGGCCGACCTGTACGCCGCCATCAGCCCCATCGTGCCGCGCGTCTACCCGGACATCGCGCCCGCCGCCGTCGCGCGGCCCTACGCGGTGTATCAGCAGGTGGGCGGCAGCGTGGTCAACCCCATCGCCGACCAGGCCCCCGGCACCCGCAACGCGCGCATGCAGATCATCGTCTGGGCCGACACGCGCGCGCAGGCGGCGGCACTGATGCGACAGATCGAAGAGGCGCTCATCCAGTCCGCCGTGCTGCATGGCCGCCCCGTCAGCGCCCTGGTGGCGCGATATGACGACGCTGCCCAGCTGCGTGGCGCCATGCAGGACTTCACCATCTGGCACACCGACTAAGGCGCGCGCCGCACCCCTGATCACCCAGCCGCCAAGGGGCAACCCGAGGCGGCTTTTTCTTGCCCGAGAGGGCAGCAACCCAGCCCGCTGACCGCGGGCTTTTCCACATCTGAAAGGCCCTCATCATGGCTTACTCATCTCCTGTCGGGACCCAGTACTACCTCAGCCAGACCTTTGCGTCGGCCAAGACCGTCAGCGCCGCCAGCAACGCCAACCCGGCGTCGCTGACGGCCACGGCGCACGGCTACGCCACCAACGACGAGTTCCTCTTCACGTCGGGCTGGGAACTGGCCACCAACTCGGTTTACAAGGCCAACGTCGTGGACGCCAACACCTTCACGGCGTTGGGCCTCAACACCACCAGCACCAGCAGCTTCGCCGCTGGCTCCGGCACCGGCAGCGCGCAGAAGGTCAGCGGCTGGCTGCAGATCCCCCAGGTTCTCACCATCAGCCCGCAGGGCGGCGAGCCAAACTTCATCGACTTCAAGCCCATCGCCAACCTGCAGGGTCTGCGGCTGCCGAACGGGTTCACGCCCATGAGTCTGAACTTTGAGCTCGGCTTCGACACCGCGGCCACCAACTGGACGACCCTGCAGGACATCAGCCGCGCGCAGACCCTGGTCGCTTACAAGTCCGTCAAGGGCAGCAGCGCCACCTACGCATACGGCTACTGGATGATGGGCGAGGCGCCGCGGCAGGCGTCCGACCAGGTCGACCGCGTCAGTGCCACCTTCGTGGCGCTGGGGCGGACGATTACCTACTGATCGCGCCCCCGCGCCAGCGGCGCGCGCCACGGCATCCCCCTGGCGCGCTTTCATGCCCGGCGGGTTGCTCCCGATCGGGTCTTTTTCGCACCCCACAGGCCACCTCATGGCACAGAAGATCAAGCTCGACCTCGACTCCACCGACAGCCTCGATTTCGAGTCCACGGTTGACATCCCCACCCCCAGCGGCGCGCCCATCAAGATTCCGTTTACGTTCGTCTACAGAGACCGGCTGCAGATGGCCCAGCTGTTCGACGCGTTCGTTGCCGAGGCCAAAGCCGCAGAGCCTGCGCCTGACACCACGATGGTCGACGCAGTGGATGCGGCCATCGGCTCCGACGTGGCCGTCATCAAGCGCGTGGCCACCGGCTGGGGGCTGGAGGCCGCGTTCGACGACACCAACCTGCGCAAGCTCTGCACCCGCTACAGCGGCGCCGGCAGCGCCATCCTGTCGCACTACCGCGTGGCTCTGACGCAGGGCCGCCTGGGAAACTGACCGCGGTGGCCCGGCGTCTGTACCAGCGCGAGATGGACGACGCCGAAGCCAAGCGCCTGGAGGCCTGGGGTTTCCGGCGTGAGCACTTCGACGAGCCGCCGCTGCCCGTGTGGCCTGACAACCGCCAGACGGTGGCGCTGTTCCTGGCCATGCGCACGCAGTGGCACGTGGGCATGTCCGGCGCCACCGGCCTGATCTACGCCGCGCTGCCCGAGCTGTGGCGGCGCCTCAAGGTGCCGCCGGCTGAGCGCGACGGCTGCTTTTTCGACCTGCAGATCATGGAGCACGCGGCCCTGGCCGCCATGCACGACAAGGCCAACGCATGAGCGACGTCATTGCACGGGGCGGGATCGAGGTCTACGGCGACACCACCTCATTCGAGGCCGCCATGGCGAAGGCCGAGGCGGCGGCCAAGGCCCGCGAGTCGCTGGACCAGGCGATCACGAAAGCGTCCCTGGACAGCGCCAAGGCGCTCGCACAGGCCCGCACGTCGATCCTGGACGCCTACTACCAGCAGGGCCTGGTCAGCGACAAGGACTACTACGACGCACGCAAGGCCATCGCGGACGATGCGTTGGCGGCCGAAACCGGCGCGCTGGACGCCCAGATCACGCGCCAGATTGCCATCTACCAGAAGGCAACGGCCGGCACGAAGGAATACTACGAGGCGCAGAAGCAGCTGGTCGAGTCGGTCGAGAAGCGCAACGCGCTGCAGGCCGCCGGCCAGAATCGCGCCATCCTGGACGACATCGCCGCAGCCAAGGCGGCCGACGACTACGCCGACGCCATTGCTCGCGTGAACGGCAAGATCGCACGCCTGCAGGGCGACAGTGCCAAGGCCGCGACGATCGACTTCGCTCAGCAGTACCGCGTGCTGATCAACAAGGCCACCGCGGGAGGCGATTCTGGCCGCCTGGCCACGATCGAGACGCTGAAGCAGCTGACGATCGCACAGGCCGAGTACAGCGACATGCAGACCCGGGCCGGCCAGGTCGAGCAGGCCCTGGAGGCGCAGGAACTGCGGATCCGGACGTCCCGGGAGGTCGGCGCGCTGTCCGAGCTCGAAGGGCTGCGGCTGACCGCCGAGGCGCGCCAGCGGGCGCTTCCGCAGTTGCAGGAACTGGCCGACAAGATGCGCGGGGTAGCGCTGGCCAGCGGGAACGCGAAGCTGATTGCCGACGCTGACACGTTCGCCGCGAAGATCGACCAGCTGGCACGCCAGGCCGACGCGCTTGGCCTGAAGGTCAGCGGCATTTTCAGTGACCAGTTCGCCCAAGCCTTCACCGACTTCGCCACCGGCGCCAAGTCGGCCGGCGATGCGTTCAAGTCGTTCGCCACCGGCGTGCTGAACGAACTGGTCCGGCTGGAGGCGCAGGCCCTGGCCTCGAAACTATTCGGCCAGGGTGGTGGACTG